TTAACCTCACTAATCTTTTTGTTATTGTCTTCTCCTACCTCTCGGATATCATTGACTGAGTTCTGGATTGCTCCAAGTTCGTCCTTTAGCTCGTTAAACTGTTGTTTATTGAGATTACCAGACCTACCAGCAAGCAATCCAAACCAGCTGGAAACGATGAGTCCGATTGTAGGGCCTAATTGAGATATTTCGTGTATGATCCTCTCAAATACATCAAGCCATGTCATAGTCCCTCCTTTTAGTCGATCTGTGGCATTACTACAGTGAGTACACCTTGCTGTGCTTGACACTGACTTCTCGAGGGTGCCTATCTAATAAGATAAACCCTAGGTCCAATTTTACCACCCCCTTATTATGCTACTAGCTTACTGTACCGGTTGAGTTTCAAGCTCTCCCGCTGGTTTTGATTCGTCCTCTTTTGGTTCTGTCCATTTCCAGATCCCGATTTTACCGTTTTTATAAAGGTTATCCAATTGCTCCAAGGTTTCGCCTTTGTAAGTAAATGGTTCAGTCACTTGAATCATGACGCGTTTCCCTTCTTGGAATTTTTCGACATGGTTCGGATTTTCAAGTGTGAAAATTTCCTGTGGTTGGTAAGTTTTGCCAGTTTTCCCAAGTTCAACCAATTCCAGACCGCGTTTAAAGATGGTCGGATCTAGCGGGTGGTCAACATCAGTAACCCGTGCCAATACTGCCCAATCAGCTACGGCCTTAACTTCTGCGATTTTTGTATCTTTCTCAGCGAGTTTTTGCTCGTAGCTTTCAGCTTGTGTGTGCAAGTCCTCTTGCAATTTCTTCACACCGTCCGCCGGATTGAATTCCGTCGCAACTTGTCCAAGGACTGCTTGGATCAATGCTTCGTCTGACTCGCTTGTACGGTCACCGATTAACACACGGTCAAATGCCGTATAAGGTGCGTCTTGTCGGATTGCTACGAATGTTTTGTTTGCTTCTTGTAAATACTTGTTAACTACTTTAAATGTCATATTTTAGTCTTCCTTTTCTAATTTCTCTGCGATTTCGTCAAATAGCTCCTTAAGAGCTTCATCTGCTTCTAACACGCTATTAACTTGCGCTAGTTGTGCTTCTGCTTGCTCAAGTTGTGTTTGTGCTTCTACAAGTTTTTCTTGAGTTTCTTCGTAGAAAATCTTATAGTTCGCTTGCTCGATCGATTTATCGGCTAGTTGTAAAGCCAATTCATTGATGATTTTATCTGCTGTGTTCATTGATACTCCTAGTTACATATATGTCCGATAATATCCGGGAGCTCCCAGATTGTGGCGCTTAAAATGATCTTCAATTCCTTTAAAATTCTTGTCTATCACATTAAATAAGTCAACCAAAGATTTATCTCTAATATAGATGTCTAGGAGGCCATTAATTTCTCTCCTCCCAACATCTATTGAGACACCTCTTAAATTATCTTGACCGCTCAACAAAAAATCCATTGATTGCCCGTAAAATGTAATAGCCGAAGCTATTTTCCCATTACTTCTGCCGTTCCAAATTTGGATACCTGCAGAAGTACTGTCCATTTTTTGTACACCGTTACGATTGCTTAACAGAGCCGTATAAGAGCCGTCGACGTCACCAATTCGACCTTTTCCAAAAGTCAAATATTGCAATGGTCTGCCAGGGAATCTA